TGGCGCCCCCGACAGGAATCGAACCTGCAACCTCGGGATTGCAGGATAATTACAGGTTTCGGCCTGGCCATTTGACACGCTCATTAAAATTAACTCATGTTAGAGTTAGAGCCGGTGCCGGCCGGGTGGGAGCCGGAATTACAGGATTTTATAAAGTTTCTAGTTTCTGAGGGACGCCCGGCAACTACCCGGGACCTGCGTTTCAGGTGGGTTAGGCGGTTTGCCCGCTGGGTCGATATGCCGCCGTGGCAGGTGGATCTAGGCGCGGCGGTAGCCTGGTCAGCTGCTCACGATTGGGCGCCTAATACGCGCCGGTCTGCTCACCAAGCGGTCAAGGCGTTCTATTCGTGGGCGGTATTGGCCGGCCGGATCCAGGTTTCCCCGGTTGCTGATTTGCCAGCAGGAAAAAAGTTTAAGGCGATCAAACGCCCGGCAACCCTGGCAGAGGTCGAGCAGGCGCAGGCGGTAGCCTGCGAGCGAGTAGGGCTAATGATCCGCTTAGCCAGTGAGGCAGGGCTAAGACGCGGCGAGGTAGCGCGCGTACACGCCCGCGATATTACCGCCGATCTGCTGGGAGCTTCTCTTATTGTGCATGGCAAGGGCGGCAAAGATAGGCAGGTACCTATTAGCGACAGCCTAGCCGCAGCGATAAGAGGCGCCGCGCGCGGCGGGTACCTTTTCCCAGGAGCAGACGCCGGCCATCTCGCACCGGCCACAGTAGGCGCCCTAGTGTCTAGAGTGCTACCGGTAGGGGTTTCTATGCATGATCTTAGGCGCGGATTTGCCACCCGCGCCTATCAGGCTACGGGGGATCTGCTTAGCGTCCAAGAGCTTTTAGGACACGCTTCCCCGGAAACTACCCTTGCTTATGTGACGGTGGCGCCCGCGCGTTTGCGGGCGGCGGTTATGGCCGCTGCTTAATCGCGTCTAGCGCGGATCTAGTTTCTTTTATATCGGATTCATGTCGCTCCATGGTCGCGTTTATGTGACGGTGCTCCCGATCCATATCGCGCCGGATCTCTCCCACCTGATGGCCTACCGAGGCTATAGACTCCGTGAGCGCGTCAACCTTATCAATTAGGCTTGATCCGTGATCTGGGTTCATTTCTTGCCGGAAAGCCGCCCGGGTTTTTGATGCATGCCAGGCCGCGATAGTTCCGGGAATGGACGCAATCGCGGTTATTAGCGCGGCCATACCGGCTAAATCTTGCCACCAGGCAAGACTATCGGTGGCTGTGAGTGGGAAAATCAATATCTAATCTTTCTCGTCTAATAGGAGTGTGTGCTAGCGCGGTGGATGTGCCTAGGATGGACGCTGCCAGAGCTAGCCAGAGCGGGGCGGTCTGCTCATCTAGCACGCCATAAATAATTAGTAGTGGTACCAGGGCGGTTATTATCCCGTAGATCCAGCCACGCACAGCTGGGGTTAGCCAGCTAAATCTTTCTTTTGAGTGCTTACCCATGACTCACCCCAGCAGCCTCCGGTTTACGATGGCCTGCACCGCCGCGTAATTGCTACCTAGGGCGCGCCGGCGGGTTTCACCGTTTCCGTATTTCCCGGCGATCACCGCGCTAGCGAGCGCTTCTAGGTCTACGCTGGGAGCGGGTGCAGATTTGCCGGTTAACCGCCGGTTTACGATAGCTTGCACGGCTGCATAATTAGCGCCTAGGGCGCGCCGGCGGGCTTCACCGTTTCCATATTTCCCGGCGATCACCGCGCTAGCGAGCGCTTCTAGATCCACGCTAGGCGCGGGGCTTGCGGGAGCGGGGTGGGTTCCGGTCATAATGTCGTACCAATATTGCGCCCGCTCCATGTAGGCGGCGCGCTGAGAGTGTGCTATCTGGCCGGGACAATCGGTGTTAGCAAAATACTGATGAGGGTAAACGTTTTTTAGCCATTCCGGGCGCCCTAGCTTGTAGGCTTTGCACAAGGCTGCTACCAGATGCGCGCCGGCCTCTAGAGTGGCGGGGCTGATAGTCCAGTGTTTAGTATCGTTATTGGCGTGTTCTATGCCGATGCTAGTTTGATTTGCTCTCCAGTTTCCGGCATGCCAGGCCGTGTCCCGGTCCCAGACTAATTGCCCGATACGCCCGGATTCTTCTACCTGGTAATGCGCGCTAGCCTGCCTAGTCTGCCAGGTTTCCCAGCAGCCACGGGTAGTTAACCGGCCGCTGTTGTGGTGGACTAGGATCTTGTCGATTTTGTGGCCGCCGCGGCCCTTGGTGTAATGCTTATTCATTGGCAGGTTGATATCAGCCTGCAAGGTTTCAAAATTCATGGTTTTTGCTCCTTAGTTAATGTAGTAAGAGCCCGATATCGGGAGGTTATAGATACCATTTCCGGTGCCGGAATAGCCCTGGATTACCGCGCGGCCCTCTGTGGTTATAAATAGATTTGCGGGGCGCCCGTCATTGCTTACAGTTGCAGGGATAAACCGTGTATTTTTGGGGCGGGCCTCATCTGGTACCGAAAAAATATTACTTTCCAGCCCGCCTGATTGGCGGCGTACCATTCCCCGTAGGACTACTAGATCCCCTAGTTTGCAGTATTCCACCTGGTAGCCACCTATCATTATCCAGTTAGGCCCCATGGTTACCGGTTTCCATTCCGGGCAGAGATAGCTCTCTATTAATTGCATAGCTTCCGCAAAGGTTTGCGGGCCGTCTCTTACGGGGTCGCCGCCGGTAGGGTAGGGGATTTTTAGGTTTTTAGTTGTTGCGGGCATCTTTATAACCTTCCTTTATTTTCGCTTTAGTGGTGAGCGCGGCGAACCGCGCCCATGGTAACGGGGTTTTGTCCCAGATTGCGGGGCTCGGTATTTCTTCCCATTTCAGGGCGTAGCCGGCGCCGCCGGGTCTGGTTAGGTTTAAGTTGATAATCCAGGAGCCTTTATTAGCGGTCAGGCTCCCGCCTTCGATGCAAAAGCGCTCTATGTTGCCGGCTCCGGGTATCCATTTAGGCATTGAAAAAATAACTAGCTGTTGCCCGATCCTGTAAACGCTATCTATTAGTTGCCCGGCGGTGGTGTCGCCTTTTAGGTGCGCGGTGTTTATTTTTATTCCTGATATTTTCCAGTCTCCACGGGTTACGCGGCGTAGCCAGCGCCGGCCGGTTTCGGTAGCGTCTTCAGGGTTTTTTAGCCAGGTTTCGATAGTGAGGCCGGCCGGCCCGATATCGCCGGTTAGGGTTTTGACGGTGTCGTAGGACACTTGCCCGGTCTGGGGGTCAGTTTTTTCTATCGGATAGGATACTTCGCACTGGGTGGCGGCAACTTCTCCGTCTTTGGCGATTTGCACGCCTTCTAGGGGGATTTGGCTACCGTCGACTATTAAGCAGTTAGTGACTATTTTTTGGGTGGTGACCTGGCCGGCGGCGTCTAGGGCAATGTAGGAGATTGCGGGGCGGGCGTCTGCGTCCTCTAGGAATAGCTCCCAGTCCCCAGACTCGGAGACTACCGGCCACGCCGTTAGCGCGGCGCTATTGGCGGCCTGGTTTATCAGGTCAAGCGCCGGGCGGGCGTCCACGTCTATTGACTGCATCAGGGGATTTATATCGGATTGGGTGCGTACCCCTAGCGGGGTATAGCCTGCCTTGGTTAAATAATCTTCTGTTTGGTTTAACGCCCATTTGATGCGGTCTAGTAGGGGCTCGGCGGGGCGGCGGGGCGCGGCTATTTTAGCGGCGTTTAACGGGTGGAGGTGGTCGGAGGCGGTTAGGTTTATTTCGCTTTTACCGCCGGGGAGTCCTTTTATTTCGATGGTGGTTATTACCCCGGAAAACACGTGTATGTTTTGGGAGGCTTTGGAGGTTGCTCCTAGTTTTAGGGTTTTTTCTACCTTCCAGGTTCCCCAGATTCTCCAAGACGGGTTAGAGATTGTTTCCCATGTTTCGGCTTGCGGGTAGTTGTCCCAGCAGACGGCGGGAGCGTGTATACATAGCGCGGGGTAGCCATCTACCGGGATAGGGGCTTCTGCCTTAATCTTCCAGGTAGCGGCCGCGGTGTTTTCTGCTTTTATTTCCGGGTCGCTCCTAGTAATCGTAAGACCGACAGCGCTAGGGGTGGTGGCGCCGGTTAGGCGAGCTTTCGGAGCGGCGGGCGCATATTGGGGGGCGGTGAGGGTGAGCTCTACCGCGATTACAGATTCGGCATTTACTTTTTCCGATAGGTAGCGCCATTCTTGCGGGTTCCCGGTGTTCCAAGGTCCCGGACCTACCCAGCAAGAGCCGGCAAGATAATAGTTCCCGCTCCATTCGGCCCATCCGGTAGGGTGGCCGGTGGGCGTGAGGTAGGGGGTTATCCATCCGTCCTTGATTGCAACGGTTTTAGGTACGGCATGGGAGAGCTTATATGTGGAGTCTAGTTTTACGGGGGTTCCCGGGTGTATAGAGTGAGCGCGGCGCGCCGCTTGGAGGGTTTCGCAGCGGATAACGGCTCTCATTGTCCCGATTTCGGGGTTGTCTAGCTGATTTTGCCTCCCAAAGCTCACGGTGGCCCCGTCTAGTACGCCCCAGCCTTCCCGGGTGAGTTCCTGGCCTGACTCAGGTATTTTCCAGTCTCCGATTATTAGGCTAGTCATGCGGTCACCCCGGGGGTGATAGTGATTTGGCCGCGCCCGCGCTCAAGGCCGGTTAATAGTTGCTTTATTTGCCGGGCTACCGCTAGCGGGTCTAGCGCGCCGTTTACGGTGATGTTAACCGGCGCGGCAGAATACGCGGGTTCAGGGGCGGGTGGGGGTACGGGTTGCCATTTAATCGGCTTTACTGGTTTAGCTGCCGGGATTTTCACTAGCCTACCCGCCGCTTTATCCACTAGGGGGCTCATAGAGTCTAGGCCTTTGATGAAGCCTTGCCCGGTCTGCTTACCGATGACGGTAAAAACTTTGGAGGGCGAGGCGATTCCTAAAAAGTGCTTGATGGAGTTTATAGCGTTATTAGCTATGCGTTTGCCTGCGTCCCAGACTGCAGACCCTAGGGAGCCTACCCCGTTTACGAAGCCGCGGATTAGGTCTTTTCCTGCTCCTACTAGACGATGTCCTAGGTTTCCTACCGCCGATACCGCCCGGCCGGGTAGACCTCTTACCACGTTCACCGCGCGGCCTACCCCGCCGGAGATGGCGCCGGTGATCCCGTTCCAGATGGAGACGGCCTTAGCGTGAACCCAATGCCAGCCAGCGCCCCAAAGGTTCTTTATAAGGGATACCCCGCCGGTAAAGAAACTTTTTACACGGTTCCAGCCGCCAGAGATCGCGCCGGTGATCCCGTTCCAGACTGCGGTTACTAGTCCTATGATCCCGGTCCAGGCGTTATTCCATAGGGTGCTAATCAGGGTGAGAGCGCCGGCTATAATGCCTTGTACGCGTTGGATGGAGCCGGTTATGATCCCGCTTATTACTGTCCATACTCCGGAAGCAATGCCTTTAAGACCGTTCCAGAGGGTGTTCCAGTCTCCGGTAAAGATCCCTTTAAATACTTGGAAGATGCCGGTTAGGATTTGCAGGGCGCCCTTAATGACGGATCCGATGGTAGTAAAGACGCCGGTAACTACGGGAAGGAGCGCGGTAAAGATTGGCATTAGCGCGCCAATAATCGCGGATGCTACGGGTTTTATGGCTTGGTAGAGGCTTTGCGCTTGCGTCCCGATATCTTGGAAGATTTTCCCGGCCGCTTTGAGGGCGGGGGAATCAAACGCTTTGCCCATGGCTCCCAGCCCGCCGGGACCGGATAGGTTTTTGATTAGCCCGGCTAGCCACCCTAGCGCTTGACCTACCGTGTTAAATACCCCGGATGCTAAAGGCTCTAACGCTAGTTTCGCGTTGTTTTTTAGTAGTTGCCAGGCTTCGGCGGCATTAGTGGTTTCTTTGCCTACTCCTAGGATGGTATCCCCGGAGCCTTGCGCGGCTTTGGCGATGGCGTCCATGTTGATCGCCCCGGATTTTAGGGCGCCGATGAATTGGGGGGCGCCCCTAGTGCCAAAGAGTTTACTAGCGAGGTTTAGGGCGCCGGCCTCATCGCCCTTTTTAAGCATGGTTCCCATTTCCCCGGTAACCCGCTTGAAAGCATCGGCGGGTTTTTCCCCGGACTTGGAGACTTCTAGGAGGGCTTTACCCATAGATCCCAAAGTCTTATTAGCATCCAGCCCGGACTTGTTTAGCAGCCCGGCCATGGCTGCGGACTCGCTGAAGGAAAAGCCTAGTGATTGTAGGGCGGGGGCGTTCTTACCGAGGATGCCGGACAGGTCGTTCATTGAGATGCCGGTGGCCTGGGAGACTCTAAATAGGGTGTCTAGGCCGGCTTCTGTTTGTTTGCCGGTGATGTTGAAGCCGTTTAGTGCGCCGGTGGCTTTATTGATGTCTACACTTTCGCCTAGGATGCGCCCGGCTTCTAGGAACTGGGAGGACACAGTTTCTAGGGTTTTGCCGGTGAGCCCTGTCCTAGTGTTTACGTCTGCTAGGGCGGTCCCGATTTTATTAAAATCTGCGGGAACGCTGGAGGCCACGGCGCGGGCGGATCCTTTTAGGGACTCGAAAGCTTGCCCGCTTGCTCCGGTTCCTACCCGGATGGTGTCATACATTCCTTTAAATTCGGAGCCGATGTCATAGAGGCCTTTAGCGGCGGCTACTGCTGCCATGGGGATAGCGGCGATACCGGCGGCGACTAGCGGGCCTGCTTTTCCGAACTTGGAAGTGAATTTGTTGAGGAAGCCGCCCGCGCCGTCTAAGGCTTTTTTAGCGCCGGTAGCGTCACCAACGATTTTTATAGCCATAACAGCGGGGCCGGCCATTTTATTCCTCCTGTAAGTCTGCTAGTTGCTCGAGTGCTTCATATAGAATTTGCGGTGGCGCTTCTAGCCACCCTTTAGGACTGCTACCCGTCGCTAGACATAGGGTCGCTATCGCTTCCGTGAGGGTCGTCCCCTCGAAAGGTCACACCTTGGCCTTCTTCGCTTTCTTCTGCTGCTAGCAGGGTTTCTAGCCATTCTTTAAAATCGGGGGCGCCAGGTTCTTTGCGGCGTGCCATGGTCCAGGCGGCATATAGGGTGCCTTCGTAGGCCATTTCACTCATGGACATGCCCCTAGAGGCGGCGTATCCTTCAGCGGCAACGATAGCGGCGGGAAGTAGTGGGTAGGAGGCTTCGCGGCCTCCCACATAGGTCACGTTTAGGTGTTTGATTTTCACGCTCATAATATTGTGGCTCCTTTGAGTTTTGCGGTTTTTTCGTTGATGATCTTGGCGTACATGTCTTGAATTTCGGGATCCATTTCCCTAGCGGCTTCCATGATGAACGGCCTTTTTTCTACGGGGGCGGCAAAGGGTTTACGCCCTGACGTGGGCGGCTCAGCGGTTAGGCTCGGCCACATCTTCCGTCCCCAATGGATAACCCAGGCATACTTAACACGGGCGTTTCCGGCTCTTACGGTGGCTTTGCGTTTTGCCCCGCCGCCCCTGATGGTGCCTTGTAGGGTGCCTTCTAGGGTGGGGGCTTTGGAGCGGGCGCGGGCGGCTACCTTTTGGGCTATCTCGGAGTTGAGGGCTTTGAAGTCTTCGAGATCGTCCCCGATCTTACGCAGAGAGTATCTAAGCTCGTCTAACCCTAGGATTTCGACTGCGCCCCGCTCTTTCTTGCCCATTTATCCGGCTGCAGGGATGGAGGGGGTGGAGCCTTCTTCTAGGGTGGGTTTACCCACGGTAGGGAAGCTAAAGCTAGTGGAGTTGGACTTTTTGACGTCCCCGCCGATCTCGACCGGCGCCACCTGGCAACGCCCTTTAATGGTGAGCGCCCTAGTGTTATTGGGCTTGAAAATAAATTCCACTTCTTCGCCCATGTGGTCAAAGCACCATTTAGGGAGCGAGTCGGTTCCGTAGTCTTGCATGATCTCACCCTCAAGGGAGCCGGTGAGCTCACCGGGCTCGAGGTACTCCGAGCCGTCTAACATCGGGGTCGGATCCTCGGTCTTGTATTCGGGTTTATAGGTTAGTTTGGTACATTGCCCGGCGAACTCCCGGGCGGCGCCTCCCTCATCCGGGGTAAAGGTTAATTTTCCCGGTCCTAGTTTGTCTGCTTTAACTGCCATTGTTTTTCTCCTTATATTTGGTAGCTGTTTGAATAGTTGATTTTGTAGGCCGCGAAATAACGGTTAGTGCCTGGAGGAGTTACCCCGAGCGCGAAAGCGTTATCAAACCCGATCGGAATTAACGCGGCTATGCCATCTGAGAGGGCGGCGCGGGCCGGGGCCTGGTCTTGCGCGGCGGCTATTAGCCAGACCTCAAAATCTGCTACTACTTGGCAGTAGGATTCTGGTTTTAGGTTTGGCTCGGTAATGATCGCGGCGTTCTTGCCTGCTGCCAGGGCTGCATAGCCCGCGGTGGGCTCGCTCGTGACTAGGTAAGAGTCTGGGAGCGCCCCGGCTAGGGCTTCCTGCTCGGCTTCGATGATCTCGGCTAGTAGGCTCATGCGATTCCTACTCCTAGCCAGGGAGCCAGGAGGGCGCGGGCGGGGGTGAGCGGATCCAACGCCGGGCGGGCAGGAGACGCCAATAAAGTGCCGTCTCCGAAAGCCGCTAAATCTTGCTTGCCTACCCGCCGCTGCCACAGATTCCCAGCCACCTCTAAAATCGCCTGGTTTAGTACGGGTCCTGGCACCTGGCAGCGCCCAATATGTCGGTTAACCCGCTCGGTGGCAGCCTCTAGACAAGCGGATAAATATTCGCTGTCAGAGGCCGCCGCCCCGGTAAACGCCCTTAGCTGGTTTACGTCTGCCATGTCTAGGCGCCGATCTTTACCGGCTTAATAAGATCCGGATGTTGACTAAAGATCGCGGCGTACCCGTAGACGGCGAACTCTTTAGTTAGGGTGGTGATGTTTTCATCCTCTAGCCGGAGCGGTGCGCCGGGAGTTTCCGCGGTGGTTAGCGCGTCCTTGGAATAGGCCACCATGTGATCGCCTTCCCACTTGGGAACGCGGCTAATAGTGATCTGTCCGATCTGAGCAGACGGCAGGTTAAAGGTAATAGTTCCCTGGTGCTCTAGCGGCGCGCCTTGCAACTGCAGCGCGCGCGGATCGCGTGGCAGGTTCTTTAGCCACTTAAACACGGCCGGAGACACTAAGAGCCCGTCCATGGAGTAGGGAATATCCTCATAAACATCCGTTAGGTCTAGTAGGAGGTCTTCCAGGTCCGCAACCGTGGCAGTAGTTCCCTTGGTAAGGGTGAGCACCGGGGTGTTATCGGCGGCGAGCGCTTGGAACTTTTCCCGCACGTCCGCTTCAATAGCGGCCGCGTATTCGTAGGCCAGATCCTTAAAGATTTCGTCCAAAATAACGGGGCTCGTGGTGCGCTCGATGGTTTGGCGGGTAATGCCTTCTACCGCGCCGCCGTAGGTAGAAACGGTAGCAGATTGCACGGTCCAGGTAGCGGGCAAACCGGTTACTAGCTTGTCTCCTTCTTTTGCCTGCTTGCCTACCTTGATAGTAGAGGATTCGGCCTTTAACCCGTATTCCATGGTCATGCCAGTGGAGGGTAACGCAATAGTGGTAAATAAATTCTTGATTGGCTGCTTAGCTTCCATCCGCTTCTCAATGTCTCCTAACCAGACTGGAAGGTTCACATAATCGGCGGTCGTTCCGGTAGCAGCAGCGCGCGCTAGCTGCTTTGCGTCATCTTCGCCCTTCTTATATCCGGCTACAAACTCACCATAAGAGCGGTAATTAATCCCCGGGGTGGTAGGGGCGGGCTTGTCTACTAGAGAGGCTAGGGATCGCTCTAGCGCTTCCATACGCTCAAGGGTTTCGGTGTTTGTGGTTTCGTTTTCCATATCTACTTCTTCCTTTTGTGGTTTGGTTTGTTTTTCTCTAACTTTTTCGATCTTCGCGGCCTCGTACGCGGGGAACTCCACGATGGAGAACTCACGCGCCCGGACTTTCTGCCAGGTGATATGCGTCCCGTCTTCGCGCTCTGTTTGGTCGTATTCGATGCCCTCAAACCCGATAGAACAAGCTGTTAATACGCCGTCTTTTAGGAGCTGATACACTTCATCGCCCCGGGTGGTTTGGGAGATTATGCCGTCAAACTCGATACCGTTTTCTGTTTCGCGGGTTGCGGTTATTCGCCCGATGGGCTCAGAGTGTGCATAACGCAAAATTGCGCCGGTAGCGTCTACGGAGCCGGGCGCGAACTGCTCGAACAGTCCTTCCCATATTTGGGTTTCATCGTTATATGGCACGCCTAGAGCGGTTACCCCGCGTTCTTCTTTGTTGCCGTCTGCTCGGATTGTGAGGGAGCGGGTTTGAAGCTGGTCTAGGTCACTCATTCGTTTGTTTCCTCCTGCTCTTGGTCTTGTTCGTCTAGGGGTTCTCTGCCTTCGAGGGCGCGGGCTTCGTCCTTGGTGAGTAGCCCGCAATTGATAGCGATCTGATAGGACTCGTAACGGGTCTTGGTGTCAGCCCGTAGTAAGCCTTCGTAGTTGAATTTGGCTTGCATCCCGGCGGGTAACATCCTGCTCAATTCGCCTTCTATCTTGCGGGTGTAGCCGGTGAGGGTGAAGCGGCTGAACTCTATCCAGGCCTGTTCAATATTGCTGTAGGTTTGAGAGTTTCCGTCTACGGCGGCTAGGAGTAGCCCGGCGGGTACACCGAACAGGCGCGCTATCTCGGTCGTGGTAAAGGCGCGGGCTTCGAGCCATTGCGCGTCCTTAGGGCTAATAAGAATCGGGGTGTACTTTATGCCTTTGGGAAGGACTCTTGCCCGGGATGGATTACTTGCCATGTCTAGGGGTTGCCCGTTTTCGTCTAGGTAGTTCCAGGCCTGCAGAATGTCGGAGGCTTCTGCCTTGTTTAGGGGTTGCTCGGTGGAGAGGATTCCGGCGGGTTGTCCAGAGGAGGCAAAATAGTCGGTTGCGTAATCTCGGATCGCGGCCGCGCCCTCTAAATCCCGCCTTGCGGCGGTGATAGGTCCGATACCGGTTAACATGCCGGGCATACGCGATAAGGCGGCGTGTCCCATCTTCCCGGCCGGGATCTCTTTCCCGTTTATGGAATATACCCGGCGGGTTTTGGTTTTATCCCAGGTAACGGTTACTAGATCCGGGTGGATCGCGCGAAGTTCTGCAGGGGCGCCCCGGTATTCTCCGATGGCCAGCCAGTAGGCGTTACCCCTAAGCGCTAGGGATAAAACTAGCTGTTCAATGAACTCATCTCGTGAGATGTTGAGGTCTGGGGTTTTAAGGATCCCGGGAGTTTGCGCCGGGGTTAGGCGCCGCCCGTTCTTTTCCGCATAAAGGGGAAGCTGGGAGATGCCATTAGCGATTACTTGCACCGCGCGATAAACCGCCGGTAGGGATAGCGGTTCATCTAGGCGGGGGCTACGCGGGGGCGGGGTGATCCCTTTTCCACTCGGAACGCTAAAGGTTTTGGAGCGTTTGAAAAAGTCTAGGAGTCCCATAGCCGCAAAGCTAAGCCAGGCACCCGCAATTCTCCTAGGGATTGTTAACAGGAGGGCTATGGAGGGCTATGGAGGGACACTGAGGGATAGTAAAGGAGTTAGGTGTAAATGGCTAGTTTTTCATCTCTGGAAGCGCCCCATGCGGCCACGGACGCCGCGATCATGGCCGCCGGGTCGTTGGCTGATTTATCGCGGTCTATGCGTTCTAACCCGTTGGTTATTTTGACCATGATCCCGTTTCTTGCTTCTTCTAGGGCGGGGGAATGGTCATGTGCGAGGGTCCCGGTTCTTATCGCAGTGAAATAATCCCCGTCCGCTAACAAGCGCTGTTTTAGGTCTACTTCCTGGATTCTTACGCCTTGCTCTGCGAAGTCTTCTAGTAGGCGCCGGTTGGGTCCTGCTGCGTCCACATATACCGGGGCGGCGGGAAACTTGACTTTTAGGGCTTTGAGGGCGGGAATGATCCACCGTGTGAAAGGTGCCTGCTTTACGATTGTCACGCTTGGCCCCGGGTTGGGTTCGGCGCGTTGCCAGGCGGCGGCGATAGTCGCAGCGGTTCCCCGCCCGGATACCTCTACAGAGAAAGTTAATGTGGGGTTAGTTTTCGGGATATCCCCGGCGTCCTCTAGCCCTTCCCACATAGCGCCGGGTACGTATTCCCCGGTTAGGGTTTTGGTGGAGCGGTTGCAGTAGCCGCGCTCCCACTCCTGGGGGGTGCGTTCCCACAGGGAAAGAAAGTCGCTTTTCAGGGTGTCTAGGGTTTGGGTGTTGCCAAGGGCGGGATGGAATCCCCAAAGATCCGGGTTAGTGGGATCCAGGCCGGGAGCTAGGGACCACTCAAAATAAGCCAGATCCGCCCGCTTATTCTCGCGGCCATCTGCCACCATGTCATTTAAGAATTCGCTCTTATCTGTTCCCATAGTAGAGAGGTGCCATATTTGCGCTTCATCACCAAAGGTTGATTGCGCGGGGCGGATTCCTCCCACCAGATCAGCGCCTTCCAGCGCGTTTAGGGTCCATATCTCGTCGTTAATGACTAGCCGGGGGCTTTTGGAGTGCATGGCTTCCGGTCCCCGCGTGAAGCGCTGGAAGATCGAGCCATTCTTAGCTTGGAAGCCCTCCGCTCCGTTAGAGCGTAGGAAGTCGAAACACGCCTTTAGGTCTTTGTCCCAGTGTGTTTCCCAGGCGCTCCCTAGCTTTTTCATAGCAGCAGAGGCATATAGGCCGGACTGAGCGGAAAAATAGATCTCGCACCCCGGGTTAAGCAAAGCCCTATAGACACCTAATGCGCATACTAGGGTAGTTTTCCCGGACTGCCTGGGAACAGAGATAAGGACTTCACGGAATCGGTAATGGCGTTTGCCCTTTTTGTCTTGCTTGTATTGGGTAGCAGCCTTGAGTACGCGGCGTTGCCAGGGTTGCAGATCCCATCCCATCATTGCCGCTATAACGCATATGGGTGCCGCCTCCGATTTGTATCCTTTCGCGGGGGCGGGAGCGTATGAGGGCGGCGGGTCAGCTTTCCATTTAGAGGCCGGTAGTTTCATGAGACGATATGTAGTAGCTCTGCCACGCGTTCTTGCGGGGTAGCATTACCAGAACTGTTAGCGGCTCTTTCGCGCTCTTCTATCACCTCATAGATTTTAGAAAGGATCCCTAGATAGGTCTTGCGGATAGCGGCGCGCCCGGAGGCAGCATCACCGGGGGCGATTGAGTCAATATCAGTAGCAGTAGAGAGCAGGAGCTCGCACAGCGCCGCGTCCATTTCCTGCAGTTTGCCCTGGCTTGTGAGTGCTTGTATGGTTTGGCTTGCTGCTGTATAACTTTGTCCTTTTTTGCGCTGTGCTGCGTCCCATTCAGGGATTAAAGAATTAATCATTTCTGGCATGCTTTTTGGTTTCTTTCCTGGTCAGGGGATTTTTTTTGAGTTAAAAAGGGAGGGATTATAGCCTGGCGGCGTGGAGTGGACAGGGCGTATTTCTCAGAAAAAACGGCGGCGAAAATATTTTTTCTCACGCTGATAACACCTCGCGTAACCTGTCATAGATGACTATAGGGCGTTTCATTTTATTTCCCCGCGCGCTGTTACATCCCCAATGCGCAGCCCGCAAGTTATCTATAGTGGACGCGCCGCCCCACGATTCCGGGATGATGTGATCCGCGGTTAACTGGTCACGCCTCGTTAGTGGGTAGTGGCTGATAGGTAGCCCGCATAGCTGGCAGATCCAACCGTCCCGCTCTGCTATCTGCGCCGTGAGTTCCCGGCGTACCCGGCCGGGTAGTTCCTTCCACCTAACCATTACGCACCTGCCTAGCGTAGGCGGTAACATCCCCGGGCGCGTACCTAATCGCCCGCCCCAACCGGATGAACGCGGGGCCTTTGTTCGTGTAGCGTAGCTGCTTAACATAGCCCGGCGTTACTCCCAGAATGTTTGCTACTTCCTCCGTGGTTAATAGCCTGCCTGCTTGTGTTGTCCGTGTAGGTTTCCTCATCGCTTGCCTTTCTATCGCCATAACACGGCTTCTCCCTTGGCTTTGTATTCCTTAACCAAGCGGTCAGCGGTAGTGAGTACGTAAGTCATCCATTCCGCCCGGTCCTTAAACATCATGGATTCGGCTTGCTTGGTAGCTATCTGGGTAGCGCGGTCTCTGATTATCTGCTCGTCTGATACCTCTAACAGTCCGGCTTCTTCCGCTCTCTTATAGGCTGGGTCTTTACCAACCCGCCGCCTCCAGTTCTCCATCTCATTCTTATTCCTGGTAGCGTCCACGCATAAGGCGCACTGCCTGGGACTGTATTCACCATGAGGACACACATCCGGCAATAGTTCTAAGTGAGCTTGTGGCATAGCTGGCAACATTCCTAACTCCTCATCATTGCTAACAAAATCTTCTATAATTGCAGGTGACAGAGCCGGTTTATCCTCCACCGGATCAGCCGACGCGTTAAATAGATCAAGCGCTTCGCGCTTGTCCTCATCTGGTGAGCGGAACAATCTCTTTCTTACGCGGGGCACCCGGCAAGCCGGGTACCCTCCTAAGGAATTAGAGGGGCTAGCATTGACTTCCGCATGGCGCGAGCAGGCAGAACGGGCTTGAAGATCATTAGTCTTTACCCCGCCCGCCCCTCTGGATGGCACCCGGACACTATCGGGGGTACGCGCCGCCCCGTCCTTACCACGCCGCCGCCGCAAGATATCCGCGAGCCGGGCAATAAACCGGTTACGCTGTTCCTCATCAATCCGTTTAGAGCGCGGCCGCGCAAACTTGATAAGTTCCACCAGCTTCCGCTTAACCACAACAAATAGGGACGATGTGGGATTACCGGAAACGATCATGCCGCGAGTCCACTTAATGACGCCCATCTCCTCCAGGGTTTGAAGCGCGATCCGTGTCCACCGCTCGCAATAACCAGAGATCCGCTGCAACTGGCAAGCCGTAGAAAGCACCTCACCCTTATAATCAAACCGCGCTACAGCGCTTTTAGAGGTAGGAACCAAGGTCAAAGCCTGTAACATGCCCCTAGCAGCTCTCCACTCCGGGCCATCGAGCACGCCCCAATAAGACCGAGCCAAAGATGAGATAAGAACGGAAGTTGGAGCGCCGGCCGTGAGCCGCATAGCAGGAACAGCCTCACTCACCACGACCACCCCGCGCAATAAACCACACGATAACCGCCGCTAATAGTGCTGATACACAAGCCAGCACAAACAAGCCAGGACTAGCAAACATCAGCACCACCCCGCGCCTTCTCTTCTGCGAGCAGCAGTGAGTTAACTTGAAGCATGGCCGCCCCGCAAAGCCGCGTCAGCTCATCCCTAACATCACCAACCAGATCAGAATCAAGTTCACTAGCGCGCTCCAACACCGCCGGCATCAACTCACCCAGGCTTGCCCGGAACTGCTCAGACCGGGAGCAGAGCCGATCAAGATCTATTGAGAGCTGCATTAAACCAGTGTCGACACCCTTAGGCATAAAGCCTCCTTAGAATAGTTTTCATGAATACAATCGCGATACTCTTAGCGGCTAGCAGCGCAATAACCGCTCTAATAGCGCTCTTAATGGTCATTGCTGAAAAATGGGGACAACGCCCGGAAATACGCTTCATCCAGATAGAACCCACATACGGAATGCTTTTCATCATCTGGCCTCATAACGGCTGGATAAAAGACGTAAGGGTAAAAGTCGGGATAGACGGCGAAACCATTTGCGATGACCTTTTCTATATCGGGCATCAGACAGTTCTAAATCTCGAACTAAATCCTCGTGATAGTAAAAACCGGCGTCTGCTGATCTCCTATAAGGCCGCATCCGGCGCGTTGTCTCTTTTCCGCCGCTCTCTAATCGTGCATCTACCACATGGCACGACCTACCCCGCGAGATTCCACAACCGCATAAGCAACCAGGAACGCGGTGACCGCCGCGTTGCGATCTGCTCCCTAGAACACGCGAACTATATAACCGACACCTACGGCAAACACGACTAACCCGGCGCTCCATTGCTATTCCTCGTCCTCGTCATCGCATAAATCCGCAAGACGATGAGCGAACTCTTTAACAAACTGCTTAAAAATCAGCCCGATAGCCTCGTTAGATACCTGGCTCTCCAAGAGGTCGCGCGTGGTAATATCCCACCGGTTCCGAATTTCGACACTAAGCCGCTTCCTATCGGCCGGGTCATCAGCCAGAGCGCGCTTGACCGTATCCGTAGGAACCCGGATATCAAGAAAATCCTTAATCTCCCACAAATCCACAACTAAACCTCCCTCGTGAACAAATCCGAAAAATCAAACCCAGCATTAGCCAATAACTGCAGGTCGTCGATTTTCCAAAGGCGCTTACCTTTCAGCTTCGAGCAAACGTTAGAGGGAGTAACTCTGAGGATCTTCGCTAGGTCAGCTTGGGAAAGCCTGTTTTCATGCATACAATTTTCTATAAGGTGCGACACTCTCGCATTAACTGCATTAGTCATAATGGCAAGAATATAGTTCAAAATGACTAGAACACGACAAAACGGCGTATTATTGCTTTTTTGTGACGCACCTCATAGACGAAACGTCTTTATGTTTTAGTGATTCGTTTACAAAATGAACATATTGAAATAATATTAGCGATATGGAAACCTTGACCAGCCCCGAAATTCTAAGAACTAATATCCGCATACTTCAGGCGCGCTCAAACATCAATAACACCGAGCTTGCTAAGCGCTTAAATATCTCTCAGTCTGCCATTGGAAATAAATTGCTTGGTAAGCGTGAATGGAAGATCCAAGAGCTTGATAGCGTGGCTTCGGTCTTTGATACTACGCCCTGGGACTTAATGAAGCCCATGTTAGGCGATACTTGGCGCCCCCGACAGGAATCGAACCTGCAACCTCGGGATT